AAAGACTCAGAGTTTACATGATTATATTTTATAGGATCTAATTTTACACCATCTTGGTTTGTTTTTGCAAATTGTATGGGTGGTAACTTTTCATTTATTTGAAAATACATTACACCAGATATAATACTGTTTGGGTGTACATGTTCATGATGCTTGGACCCTTTTGGATTTCTGTTTGCCCAACACTGAGTGATCACTAATCTTTGTTTTGAGTTTAATACATCCTTAGTAAATTTATCTACTGACTCTAATAAGAATGTTTTTATATTTTTAAATTCTTTATTACGTAACAAGTACGAATCATCAGATCTATAATTACCGTTTTGTTGTTGCTCACGATAACTAATAGTTTTTAAATATGCCAGTTCTTTATCAATTGGTTCTTCGTAAGGTACAATCAACAAAGGTGTTGGAAATAGTTGTAATAATTCTTCTTTCATCATATCCACAAATTACATTTTTTATATTTATTAATTATGCTTTCTGGTAACATTTTATAAGCATTATAGTCTTCTTTATAATTTTTTATAGCACCTTCTTTTAAAGTATGCAATCCTTTTCCATGATAAGACTCATCGTCGTACCCCATGTTATTGACTTTAAATTGACCTATATTATTAAAATCGTGTTTAAATTTTGGTATGTCTAAAAAATTATATACACCATCAATTATTTTTTCTGGATCTTTTACAAAGTCGTTATAATCAATTACATGATACAATTCTTTAGGTTGATGATCTAACAAATGTTTTATACCTATTAACTCTTTGACTATCACCCCATCGTTGTTCATTAACATATGACATTTTTCTTCTGTGGTTTTAGCCCAATAATTATTGACAAAAGATGTAGGTTCTCTTTCAGACCAGCTTATAAAAGAACCTAAAACTTCTATTACGTCTCTTACTAAAACTATTATCTTAATGTTTTTTATAATATTTTTTAAATTAACTAAATTTATTGGCATTCCCCAAGGCGCTCTATCTATGATATATTTATAGTTCCAATCTCTATAATAATTTTTAAAAACTGATTTTACTACGTTATCAAAAGATTTGTGATCAGGATAATTTAAAAATACATCTGTTTGTTTAAGTGCAGACAACTCCCCTATCATATCAGCACAAATACTATTAGCTGTTACAGCTACATCTTTGTTTTGATTCATAATAGAACCAAATACAGTATTGCCGGCACGCGGTAACCCGTGTAGGAAAAATATGTCTTTCATTTTGTAGGATACTACACTATTCTATGCGCTTTGTAAACCACCATGTGAATCAGAAGTTGCTCCACCTTGACCTTTTTTGTCAAATAAATCTCCAAAGTCTATTGCATTACCTGTACTAGCAATAGTAACATAATCTATTGTTCCGTTATAACTTGGTTCATAACCACCCATCCATATAGCTCTTGTTGAGTTTGAAGTAGAAGGCACTCCTGCTCTAGCAACTGTTAGATCACCAAAATCTGTAGCGTTACCTGTAGAAGCTATTGTAACATAATCTATTACGTTTGTTAAAGATGGTCCTTGACCTCCTGCATACAAAGCTCGTGTTGAAGAAGAAGATGCTCCACCATATGCAGTTACTGCATTTAAATCACCAAAATCTGTAGCATTACCTGTAGAACCAATTGTAATATAATCTATTGTATTTACATATGATCCTCCTGGAGCTAAATATCCACCAAAAAATAATCCTCTTGTTATGTTTCCTGTTCCTACGACTCTTCTAGCTTGTGTTAAATCACCAAAGTCAGATGCATTACCTACAGTTGCAATTGTATTATATCCAATAGTATTTACAACAGTAGACCCATTAGAATCACCACCTCCATATACAATTCTAGTTGTTGAAGCTGTAGAACCAAGATCTCTACGACCAGTTTGTAAATTACCAAAATCAGCAGCATTTCCTTGCGACTGCATTTCAACATAATCGATAACATCAGAATATCCAGGAGCATTACCACCAGCAGATATTGCTCTTGTAACACTTCCACTTGAAGCATTATTGTTTCTAGAATCTGTTAAATTTCCAAAATCAGAAGAATTACCTAAAGTTGTAATGACTGTTAAATCTATACTTGCAGTTATTCCACTTGGATTTTCTCCACCCATCATTAAAGCTCTCCCTGATCCAGGCATATAGGTTACTGATTCTCTTGGAAAAAAACCTAACTCTAAACCATTGTGGCTATCAGAAGTTCCTGCATTACCTCTGTTAGCTGCTGTTAAATCTCCAAAGTCTGACGCATTTCCTAAATTAGCTATAGTTATAAAATCTATTACATTTGATATTGAAGGTGCAGCACCTCCAGCAAACACTTGTCTTATTTGATTTGAAGTAGACCCTAAATCTCTTCTAGCTTGAGTTAAATCTCCAAAGTCACTTCCATTACCAGTGGTTGCTATTGTAAGCACATCCATACCTGCGTATGGACCTTGATTACCCCCACCTACTATTCCTTTTATATTGTCACCGCTTCCAGCGAAACTTTCACTTATAGCTGATAAATCTCCAAAATCTGCTGCATTTCCAGCAGAAGAAATTGTAACAAAATCTATTTGATTTATTGTAGATCCTGTATGTCCACCAGCCCAAACTCCTCTAACATTACTTCCACATGTAGCCATTTGTGTTTTAGCTTGTTGTAAATCTCCAAAGTCTACAGCGTTACCTAAACTTTGAATTGTAATAAAATCTATTATATCTTTTCTTGTTCCAGATGGAGCAGGTGCTCCTGCATAATCGTAACCTCCTCCAAACAACGCTCTAGTATTATTAGACACAGAACCTAAACCATTTCTTCTATTTGTAAGGTCGCCAAAGTCCGCAGCATTTCCACTAGTAGTTGGAACAAAATAAGATATTTGATTAGATGATGTGTTAGCAGGTGCAGCAGGTACAGTTGATCCACCACCATATACAATTCTAGTAGGAGATCCAGCATTACATCCTTTTCCAGCACCTCCTTGACCAACTAAAACATCTCCACCAAAATCTGAAGCATTACCTGTAGTATTTATATTTATTGTGATTATATCCCTTACGGCAGAAGGTGTTGTTCCTGATATAAAAAATCCTTTACCTGATCCCAAAGACCATTCATTACCTCTTTGTTTTTTATAAGATTCTCGTATATCCCAAACTTTTCCTGAATTAGACATTATTGTAATCCTCCGTGTGATCCTGATGAACCTGAAGTGTTAGTCCTAGCAGCACTTAAATCTCCAAAATCTGTTGTATTACCTGTTGATCCAATGGTAATATATTGAATAGTGTTTACAATACTTGGAGTGCTACCACCTAACATGACACCTCTTACATTATTAGAGGTACCACCTGATGTTTGAAGATTAGTAGACGTATCACCAAAATCTGTAGCATTACCTGTTGAGGCAGTTGTTATATATTGAATTACATTAACACCAGATCCTCCAAAAACTACACCTCTTGTTTCAGAACTAAGTCCTGCGCAATACCTATTATCAGCAACTAAATTACCAAAGTCTGATGCGTTACCAGCTGATGCCATAGTTATGTAATCCATGGTATCTGTGTTTCCACTTGGTCCTCTACCTCCACAAAAAACAGCTCTGGTTGGACTACATACACCAGCTGCTGATCGTAAACCATCTGCAATAGATCTGTCACCAAAATCAACAGCGTTACCCATTGATGGTATTGTTATTACTTCAATTCTATTTTGAGCTCCAGACCCAGTTACATATCCAGGTCCATAAAAACCTCTAACTTTATTTGACATAGTCCCATTAGTGGTTTGACTTCTTGCAAGAGTAGAATCTCCAAAGTCAGCCATATTACCTTTTGTTGAAAAAACTGTATATTGAATTACATTACTCAAACCTGGAGCGTTGTCTCCGTTTCCATAAACACATCTAGTTGTATTAGAAGCACAGTTTCCATCATAAACATTGCTTGTTGTATCTCCAAAGTCTGATGCGTTACCAGTGGTAGATATTTGTAAGTAATCGATTATGTTTGTTCCTGATGGAGTTGTTCCTCCAACAGAAAGTCCACGGTCCGTGTGCCCTGATCCACTGCCCCCTGGTATATCTACATTACCACCCATACCTGAGTGTGATGAACAGTAGTAATATAATATAACTGGTGTTGAACTTGTAACTTCTATTTTTGTAAATGCTGTAGCTGAACCTGGTGTACCAGATGTTGTAACACCTGTTGTGTATTCTGATCCAGAGTTGTGTGTACCATCTGATGTTTCTGAAAATCTTAATGGGTGAGTTGCGTTTGAACTATCATCTTGATTGAACTCGTATGTGCAACCAGGAAACAAAACAACATATTGTTGAGTGTTACCATCAATAGCATATTTGTTTCCACTATCAGAAACAACTGTTACAGTATATTTAAATGTTGTTGATCTAGCCACCTACTAATCCTCCATGTCCATTTGATGCAGAATGAGGAGAGTGTGTAGTTTCTCTCAAATCTCCATAATCTGTTGCATTACCTGTTGACGCAATAGTTACAAAATCCATTGTATCTACTCTAGAAGGAGTAAGACCACCTGCAAAAACAGCTCTTTCAGAATTAGATACAGCAGCTACTAGGTTTCTAGCTTGAGTTAGATCTCCAAAATCTGTTGCGTTTCCTGTAGTAGCAATCGTTACATATTGAATAACATTCTGAGTTGAAGGTGCATACCCTCCACCAAACAATCCTCTTGTTGATGAACCAGCTCCCGCTTGTCTGTTAGTTGCAGCCAACATATCTCCAAAATCTGTAGCATTACCTGTTGAAGACATGGTTATGTAATCCATAATATTTGTTAGTGCATTAGATGGATTAGTTTTTCCACCACCAAAAATAGTTCTTGTGCTACTAGAAAAACCTTGACCATCACTTCTAGCAGCTGTTAAATTTCCAAAATCAGCAGCATTACCTAGTGTTGCTATTGTTATAAAATCAATTGTATCTAAGCTTGCTGGAGAGTTATATCCTCCACCAAAAACTCCTCTAGTATTATTAGATCCAGAGGCTCCACCTCCAGCTCTAGCTAAACTTAAATTTCCAAAATTAGCAGCATTTCCCAAAGTAGAAAATGTAACGTAATCTAGCTCTCCTGTTGCTCTAGGAGATGCTATATTACCATTTCCAAAAACACCTCTTACTCTACTACCAACCCCTTGACCAAAATCTGTATTTCCATGAAATAAATTACCAAAGTCACTAGCATTTCCTGTAGATGAAATAGTAATAAAATCTATTGTACGTTTCCTACTACCATTATTACCACCTGCAAATAATCCTCTATCTCCACCAGCTTCGTTAAATGGTAATGGTCTTGTTCCTTCATACCCATTGTTTAATCCACCATGCGCTGCTGAGTTTCCTGAATTATTAGCTACGACTTGTATTAAATCTCCAAAATCTGTAGCTGTTCCTCCATTATTAATAACAAAAGTTTGTATTGTATTTACTCTAGTAGGAGTTGTTCCTCCTGCATAAAAACCTTTAACACTATTAGATGCTCCAGCACCAGCTCTTGTTGTAGTTGTTAAATCTCCAAAATCTGTAGCGTTACCTTGTGATGCTATTGTTATAAAATCTAATGTGCTTAAAATTGTAGGAGTTAATCCTCCCATGTATACACCTCTTGTAGAACTTGAACATCCGATAGTATCTCTTAATGCAGTGCTTAAATCTCCAAAGTCAACAGCATTACCAGTTGTTGCTATCTCTACAAAATCAATAACGTTTGATACTGATGGTGAAAAAGCTCCTGCAAAACAAACTCTTGTTGGTGATGTTACACCACCTACGAAAGTTCCTGCTACTGTTCTATCTCCAAAGTCAATTGCATTACCTAAACTATTTAATGTTATATATTGTATTTGATTAGGATCAGATCCTCCTTCAGTAAAAACACCTCTGGTGGCATTACCACCTGTTCCTTGTGCTCTAGTGGCTGCTGCTCCTGTATCTCCAAAATCGGCTGCATTACCTGTTGTTGCAAAATTTACATAATCAATTACGTTAGTTGCATTAGGAGAAGCTTCTATATTTCCTCCTGCCATAACACATCTAGTAAAATTAGCCATTGTACCATGTTCACCTCTTGCTATAGACAGGTCTCCAAAGAAAGTAGAATTTCCAGATGAAGACATGTTATAGTGTTCTATTTCACCTGTATAGTTTGGAGTAAATCCTCCAGAAGCTATTGCTCTGTTATTTGCATTCGGCCAATACCCACCCATTACCGCGTCATAGACTTCACGCAGATTCCAAACGCCTGATGCGTTATCGAGTTGCGGGTAGTTAGCCATTTACTAACCTATTTTTTTAGACCAGATATTTGCGGCTGCTGCTGCTTGATCGAATGGTACACTTGCATCTGGATCGGGAGAATTAATATCTCTTTCCGTCCAAGAAGATGTATAACTATCTAAATACGTTTTTACATCTGCTTCACTTGCAAGTTCACCAAGTCCAACTTCACTTGAACCATCAACCGTTGCACCTATCATAATTTCAGAA